TATCGGCAGTGTTTATGCGCGGTTTGTTTATATCGTTGGGCGGGCGTTGCGCCGTATATAAAATTTCAAACTACCCTAACCTACAAAGGTGACAATTCGACAGGTAAATATCAATCTCTAAAAAAAATTTCTGGGCAGAAAAAAGTACTGAAAACTCCCATATACAACTCTCATATATAATTCAACAATTCATAAAGAGTTGTATAAAAAATTTTTCAAAAAAATATTTCCGCCCCATGGAAAAAATTTATCATATCTATATAAAAGATCGCTGTTTATTTCATTCGATTAAAGAAGAAGAATTCCATACAACATGGAAAACCCTCAACAATATGGTTGGCATTATGAAGACTGACTATGTTGTTGAGGATTTGTCATATGAGGAATTGTCGGCACACAAAGATGTATCTCTCAGTTCATCTCATTGACAAGTCATATATAAACTGTTAAAATTGACATTGAAGAGTTAATTAACTTATGGCAAAAGGATTTACTGTTAAAACTGTAGCACCTAAAAAGAGTGCTGAAGAATGGGATTACGAAGGAATTAAAGCAAGAATGCGTGGCAAGACAATTGTGTTCTGCCTTCCAGGACGCGGTTGTTCTTTCATTTTTCTGAAAAATTTTGTACAACTCTGTTTTGATCTTGTACAAAATGGAATGAGTATTCAAATTTCTCAAGATTATTCGTCGATGGTGAACTTTGCACGTTGTAAAGTTCTGGGTGCAAATGTACTCCGTGGACCGAAACAAACTCCATGGGATGGAAAACTTCCCTATGATTATCAACTGTGGATTGATAGTGACATTGTATTTGATACAACTAAGTTTTGGCAACTTTGTGATCTTGCACTCTCTGAAGATGGCACAGAACGCGAAGTCGTTGGTGGGTGGTACTGTACAGAAGATGGCATGACTTCTTCTGTTGCACACTGGTTGGAAGAAGATGACTTCCGTAAGAACGGTGGTGTCATGAATCACGAAACACTGGAAACCATGGCAAAGCGTAAGAAACCTTTCACGGTTGATTACACTGGTTTTGGTTGGGTACTCATTAAGAATGGAGTCTTTGAGAATCTCGAATATCCTTGGTTTGCTCCAAAGATGCAAGTCTTTGAATCTGGCAAAGTACAAGACATGTGTGGCGAGGATGTCTCATTCTGTCTTGATGCAAAGGATGCTGGTTTTGAAATCTGGTGCGATCCTCGCATTCGTGTCGGACATGAAAAGACTCGTATTATCTGATGACAGAAAAGTTTTACAACCTTTTATACAAAGGACGTAAAATCTATCAGAATCTCACTGCAGAAGATTGTAGTGAGATTCTTCAAGATTTCTCAGAGCGTTTTTACTCGGGAGAAGATATTGATCCAAATGAAATTGAAATGGAGGAAATTTAATGGCAAAAGCTGGTAGTGGTATGAATAAGGTTCATTTTGAACCTGGAGCACCAAAGAAAACTCGCCAAGGACGTTCAGCTCGTACTCTATTGTCATCAACGTCTCGTAATGGACGTAAGAAAAAGTATCGAGGACAAGGAACATGATTAGTACCTATAGTTGGGAAGCAGGTAGAGGAGGAGTTATTGAAGTTAACGAAGACGAAACTCTAGAATCTACTGATCTTAACGAAGACGAAACTCTAGAATCTACTGAAGTTACAGAATGATTCAATTAAATCCACAAATCCCAGTCATTACTCCTAAAGGTAATGGTTGGGAATTTTTTTAATTGATATGGAATCGATTGTGTTCCTAGATAATGAAGGATATTATTAGACTTTTCGCAATTCTGATATTCAAATTCAAAAGAATTATACACTTCTAATTAACGGGATAGCAACCCCGTAAAAAGTTCCGAATTCCCTAATTTTAAGAAAAAAATGGAAAATTCAGAGAAAAAAATGCTTCGTGAAATTGCAAACGATCAATTGACTCCAAAGAAACATGATTTTCAGCATCAAAATGAACTTCATGAATTAATTCGTAATGATGAAGATTATGATGACTGGGATTATGGCACGGAACCACTTTATGAATCCAAAAAATGGTGAATAAATAAGTTATAATTATCTATATTTTAGTTTTAGATGCCTCTAGAAAGGGTAAGTCAAGGTTTTAAAGATCTAAGTATGTCATTTCAGATTAATCCTCTGAACAATGACTTAATTGCAGTTAAAAATGCAACTGCAATTGCCAGATCAGTAAGAAATATTGTCTATACTCTTCCCGGAGAGAAGTTTTTTAATCCATCTTTTGGTTCTAATATAACTGCATCTCTTTTTGAAAATATTGATAACATCTCTGCCAGTGTAATTGAAGATGAAATTCGTAATTCAATTAATAATTATGAACCAAGAGTTAAATTAATCGATGTAATTACTACCGCAGATCCTGATAATAATGCATTTAATGTGACGCTCAAGTATGATATTATTGGAGCCAATATTCCTGCACAACAATTAGAGTTCGCTCTCCTCTTAACAAGATAAATGGCTTTACAAAATTTTAGCAACCTAGATTTTGATCAAATAAAGACTACTCTTAGAGACTATCTAAGAGCGAACTCAAATTTTACTGACTATGATTTTGAAGGTTCAAACCTTTCTTCAATTATTGATGTATTAGCATTTAATACATACATCACATCTTATAATGCGAATATGATTACCAATGAGGTTTTCATAGATAGCGCAACTCTTAGAGAAAATATTGTATCTCTTGCAAGAAATATTGGATATGTTCCTCGTTCCAGAAAAGCAGCAAGAGCAACCGTAAGTTTTTTTGTTGATACATCAAATATATTTCCAACTCCCGCTACTATAACTTTACAAAAAGGAATTGTTGCTAGTACTTCAGCACAGTTTGGAAACTCTTCCTATGTTTTTTCAATATTAGATGATATTACAGTTCCTGTCATCAACAATACTGCATCTTTTTCCAACATTACTGTTTATGAAGGTAATCTTATAAATGAAAGTTTTACCTATTCATCAAGAAATCCAAATCAGAGATTTATTTTAAATAACACCGGTGCTGATACCGATTTAATTTCTGTAATCGTAAAAAATAATCAGCAGTCATCAATTGCAGTAAAATATAATCTTCAAGATAGTCTCTTTAATATTGATGGACAATCAAAAGTTTATTTCATTCAAGAAATTCAAGATGAAAAATACGAATTAATTTTTGGAGATAATGTTTTTGGAAAGTCACTTGACGAAGGAAACTATATTGAAACATCTTATATTGTTTCAAATGGTGATAGTGCAAATGGTATCACTGGATTTTCTTTTAGTGGAAGATTGTACTACATTCGAAATTCTCAAGAATATGTTGTAACAACTGGAATCTCTCTACTTACAACAGATATTTCTTCAGGTGGAGGTGAACCAATTGAAGCAGTGGAATCCGTTAGAAAATATGCTCCAAGAATTTATGCATCGCAAAACAGAGTCTTAACAACGAATGATTATGAGACTTTAATTCCATCAAAGATTTATCCAGAAGCAGAATCAATTTCTGTCTTTGGTGGAGAAGATGTCGTGCCTCCACAATATGGAAAAGTTTTTATTAGCATTAAACCAAAAACTGGGGATTTTATTCCAAACTTAATTAAACAAAATATTAAAAACGATCTTAAGAAGTATGCTGTTGCAGGTATTGTACCTGAAATTTTAGATCTTAAATATTTGTATGTTGAAGCAGAATCTCAAATTTATTATGATAGCAATCTTGCTCCAAGTGGATCATATGTTTCAACTGTTGTTCAAGATAATGTTACTAAATATGCAGAATCAACAGAATTGAATAAGTATGGTGCAAGATTTAAATATAGTAAATTTTTAAAAACAATTGATGATAGTCATCCATCAATTACATCAAACATTACCAAAATCCAAATGCGAAGGGATTTAAGAGTTAACTTGAATACATTTGCAGAGTATAAAATTGGATTCGGTAATCAATTCCATATTAAGAGTATGGATGGTTACAATATCAAATCTACTGCATTTAAAATCTCCACATTATCATCAATGGTATATCTGTCAGATATACCCGATTCAAATCAAAAATCTGGATCTATTTTCCTATTTTCTCTGCCCTCGCCAAATGCAACAAATCCATCTATTCTAAAAAGAAATGTTGGAAGAATTGATTATTTAAATGGAATTATTACATTGAATCCAATTAATATCATTGAGGCAGAAACAAAGAGTGGACAACCAACAATTGAAATTTCTGCTATTCCACAATCAAATGATGTTATTGGATTACAGGATTTATATTTGCAACTAGATATTAATATGAGTAATTTTGAAATGGTTAGAGATAAAATATCATCTGGACAAGATCCTTCAGGTTCTAGCTATGTTGTATCATCAAGTTACAAAAACGGATATCTTGTAAGAGCATAAAATGAAAGAAAATAGAATTCAGTTTAACATTGTAGTTAAAAACCAATTCCCAGAATATGTTAGAGATGAATATCCTCTAACGTCGGAATTTTTCTCTCAATATTATAAGTCCCTAGAATATTATGGGGCACCAATTGATATTGTAGAAAATATTGATGAATATGTTAAACCAGAAGTCTTAACAAAATATAGTGAATCAACGGTTATTACAACTGATATTACGGCATTTGATACAACAATATTTGTAGATAGCACAGATGGATTCCCATCTTCATATGGACTCTTAAAAATTGATGATGAAATTATCACGTATGTAAGCAAAACATCAGGCGCTTTTGAAGGTTGTATCAGAGGGTTTAGTGGTATTACATCTTTTACAAATCCATCCCAACCAGAAGAATTAATTTTTTCTGAATCATTATCTAATGATCATAGTACAAATGCAACTGTACAAAATTTAAGTGTTCTCTTTTTAAATAAATTTTTTGAAAAATTAAAATCACAAATTGCACCTGGATTTGAAAAAAGAAGTTTTTATTCAGATTTAAATCAAGGAATTTTTGTCAAACAACTTAAAGATTTTTACGGAAGTAGAGGTACAGATAATTCATTCAAAATTTTGTTTAAAGCACTCTACAACGAAAATGTAGATGTTATCAAACCAAAGGACAATTTAATCAGACCTTCAGATGCTGCTTATGGATTAACAAAAGATATTATAGTAGAAGCAATTTCTGGAGATCCATCTGAACTTAGAAATTCAACTTTATATCAATACGAATATCAAGATATTTCTTATGCATATGGTCCTGTTTCTAATGTCGAAAAAATATCCACAGGAATAACAACTTCAAATTATTATAAATTGAGTTTTGATGCGAACTACAATAGAGATATTAATGTTCAAGGATCTATCTTTGGCGATTTTACAATACATCCATATACTAAAAATATTGGAGAGGTATATCAAGATTCCACATTTATTGACGTAGATTCAACTGTAAGATTTCCAAATTCTGGAGAATTAACAGTTACTTATGATGATGGGACAGTTGGTACAGTAAGTTACACTTCAAAATCTCTTACTCAATTTTTTGGATGTCAAAATATTACGGGAGTAATTCCAGATCATTCTCCAATTGGTATTAATACATATGCATCTGGATTTTCTTCTAAAAATCCAAATCAAGAAATTAGAGTAAGAATTACTGCAGTTTTAGATAATTTAAATTTACCAGACAAATTATATCATTTAAATCAAGGCGATGAAATTGTTATCAAATCTTTAGGCGGATATTTTAAAGATAAAATATCCAACAACTGGTTATTTAATATTGCCCCAACCTATAATGTTGATTCCATTCAAATTTATGATATTTCAGATAACACTTATAGAATTAAATTTAAAGATAGGCATTCATTAAGAGTTGGAGATACTGTTACAATTAAAGGATCAGCAGGATCTAATTCAGTATCTACTATAGTTGACGTTTATAGCCAATATTCCATTCTTGTAAAAGGACAAGGAACTTTATCTTTAACTGAATACTATACCGTTACAAGAAATATTACAAAAATAAAATCTCCGTATTTTTCATCAGTTTCTTATTTGAGCACTAATGTTCAAAATATTTACAGAGATGATGAAAAACTATTAGTTGCTTCTGCATCTATACCATATTATACAAATCAAAATCTTGAAGTAACTGATACATCCATTGTTTTCTCAGGAACTTTTAATGGATCTATTTTCAAAATAACTCAATATCAAGATCACGGATTCTACAGTGGAGATGCTGTTTATTATACTCCACAAAAACAAATAACAACCAATTTAGATGGATCTACAACAACATCGGTAGTAAGTTCTTTAGGATCAGATTTTGTAGAAGGAATCTACTTTGTAAAAAGAATCGATGAGAATAATATTCAATTATCTAGAAGTAGATCAAATATTTTTAATGGAATATTTCTGTCTACTTCAGGTACAGTAAGTGTAAGTAATAATAGATTTGATGTATACAAATTTAAAGGAAAATCTTTAAATACACAAAAACTTCTAAGAGAAATAGCACCACCTATTAATGACGGAAATGTGTATGAAACCGTTTCTGGGAAAACTGGTATTCTGATTAATGGCGTCGAAATCTTAAATTATAAATCTTCCGATACTTTATACTATGGTCCAATTAATAATGTTGAAGTTGTTTCTGGTGGACAACAATATGATATCATCAATCCACCTCTTCTAAGCATCTCAGATGCCGTTGGAAGCGGCGCTACTGGGTATTGTGCAGTATCTGGTGGTTTACGTGAGATAAGAGTAATTGATCCTGGATTTAACTATCTTGATGTCCCTCAAATTAGAATTACTGGCGGAAATGGCAAAAATGCAAAAGCAAGCGTAAACGTTCAATCAATATCTTATAAAGTAACATTTAACTCAAATTCAAACGCAAATTTAGTTGGAGTTGGTACAACATTATCTACAATTGGATTTGGAACTTATCATAAGTTTTTAAATGGTGAAAAAATATTCTACAGAACAAATGGACAACAATCTATATCAGGACTTTCAACTGATGCGATATATTATGTTTCAGTAAAAGATCCATATACAGTTACATTACATACAAATTCAAACGATGCTATTGTAGGATCAAATAAAGTTTCTCTTTTAAGTTATGGTGTCGGCAATCATTCTTTAGAGTCATTTAATAATAAATTAGTCGTTTCTTCAATTAATATATTAAATTCCGGAACTGGATATGAAAATAAAAAGAGAACTGCAACCTCATCAGGAATTAATACATCATCTAACACAATTTACATTGAAAATCACGGATATCAGTCTGGAGAGATTGTAACTTACAATACAGATGGAACTCCCATCTCTGGATTGACTACAAATACTCAATATTATGTAACAAAAATTGATAATAATAATTTTAGATTATCAAATGTTGGAATAACTACAAATAATATAGACTTTTTCTATACAACAAAGCAGTATGTAAATTTTGTATCATTTGGTTCTGGCGTTCATATCTTTAATTACCCAGATATTTCAGTAGAAATTATTGGCAATATTGGAATATCTTCTGTTTCTTCTGATGATTTTAAAGCTAAAATTCAACCAATTTTTAGAGGAGAGATTACATCAATTCATTTAAGTAATAATGGAGTTGGATATGGATCATCCGAAGTTTTAAATTTCTATAGAGATCCAGAAATCAAATTACTTGCTGGACAAGATTCCCAATTAACTCCAGTTGTTTCATCATCTGGACAAATTAAAGAAGTACTTATTAATAATAAGGGAACTTATTATTATTCTCCACCAGATTTAGAAATTATTGGAAATGGGAATGGTGCAATTTTAACTCCGATAATTGAAAATGGACAAATAAAATCAATCAAAGTTATTTCTGGCGGAATTGGATACATCCCCGGTTCAACATTTGTCAATGCTGTTGTTCCTGGAAATGGTGCAAACTTTAAATCAAAAATTAAATCCTGGACAGTTAATTTATTCAAAAGATATTATCCTTATATTTCAGGCGATGATGGTGTAATTGCTAATGGATTGAATGAAGACTATGGATTGCAGTATACTCATTTATATGCTCCAAGGAAACTTAGAGAAATTCTTTATTCTTCAGATCAATCTGGACAAATTTTGTATAGCAATCCAGATTTAAAAGTAGTTGGTAAAACTGAAATTGACTCAGTAGACCATTCTCCAATTATTGGGTGGGCATATGATGGAAATCCAATTTATGGTCCTTATGGATATTTGCTTAAGCGTGGTGGATCAGTAACTCAAATGAAATCTGGATATAAGTTAAAACTTAATCCAAATAGACCTTCTGTAAGTATATTCCCAGAAGAATTTTTCATTGAAGATTTTGTTTATGAAGAAGGCGATGAAGCAACATTGGATGAAAACAATGCAAGATACTGTGTTACTCCAGAATTCCCCAACGGAGTTTATGCTTATTTTGCTACTTTTAATTCTAGTGCAGAATCTATCGGTGCATTTAGTGGATACAAAAAACCAGCATTTCCATATTTGATTGGAAAAAATTATACTTCAAAACCAAATCAGTTTAACTTTAAAAAATCTTCAAATCAAGATAATATTGATTTAAACAAAACAAATTGGATTAGAAATACTTATCCATACAATTTAAGAGAAAAAAATAGCCAATATGACTATATTAATATTGCAAACAAATTAAATCAAACTTCTGTAGTTAAATACGCATCTCCTGGTTCAATTCAAAGAGTTGCAATTTCAACTGGTGGGAATAATTACCAAATAGATGATAGATTAATTATTTTAAATGAAGGAACTGGAGGAATTGGTGGAGATATTAGAGTTTCCAAACTTAGTGGAAAAAATATTAATACAATTAGTGTAGCTTCCAGCATTGTTAATAATGTAGAATTTTATCCTTTAGGAGGTAACGGAGATTTTATACTATTTTCACCAAATCCTCACGCATATCAAAATAATGATATAATCTCAGTATCTGGGTTAAGTACCACATCATCTTTACTTGAAGGATCATTTTTTGCAGGGATTAGTACTGGCGGAAAATATGTTTTAAATACTGATGTTGGAACTGTTGGCGCAACTGGTTTAGTAACATACTTCAATGTTTCTGGAAATTTATCATATCCAAATATTCGTGAAAATGATATTCTTGGAATTGAAAATGAACAAGTAAAAGTTTTAAATATTGACAAAAAATCATCAAGATTAAGAGTTCTTAGGGCATATAATAATGTTGCATCGGCACATAGTAGTTCAACTATTTTATATCAGGCACAAAGAAAAATCTCAATAAATGTTGGATATAATACCTCATTTAATTACAAAATTAATAATGAAATTTATTTTAATCCTTCTGATTCTTTAGGAATTGGATCTTTTTCTGGAGTTGGTATTGGGTATACAATTATATTCTCAAATCCTGGTGCAGGGTATACTCAAATTTTTGTCCCAACAAGATCTGTTTATCTTCCAAATCATCAATTACAAACTGGGGATACATTAATTTACTCTTTAAATGGTGGAAGTCCCATTCAAGTTTCAACAGATGGAATTTCAACTTTATTAACTTTATCAGATCAATCAATACTTTATGTTGCAAAAATAACGGAAGATTTAATTGGAGTATCAACAGTAAAAGTTGGTTTAGGTACAACAGGAACTTTTGTTGGAACTTCTTCTACAACATCAGATTCTTCAACTTTATATTTTACTGGCATAGGTACTGGAGTTTATCATAGTTTCAAAACATCTTATCCAAACGTAGTAAATGGAACCATTCAGAGGAACTTGGTAACAGTATCTACTGCAGAAACTCATGGATTACTAAGCAATGATGAGGTTTATATTGAAGTAAATCCATCAATAGCATCTACAATAGTAGTAAGTTATAATGATTATAATAGAAGAATTTTAATTAATCCAAAATACTTTACTGCAATTGGAATTAATACTATAACTGACAATATCACAATTACAAATCATGAATTTTATACTGGACAAAAGGTAATTCATAACTCTACATCTCCATATTATGGGCTTGTAGATAATGGCATTTACTATGCAATCTATGTTGATGACAATACATTTGGTTTAGCAAACACTTATCAAAATGCAATTAGTCTATTACCCACAAAAGTTAATATTAGCAATGGATTTAGTGGAAGTATATCAGCAGTAAATCCAAGAATTAATGTATACAAAAATTCTACAGTAACTTTTGATTTATCTGATAGTTCACTATCTTTTTCTGCTGGATCCGAAAAATATTCAGCCTTTACTTTAAATTTCTATAAAGATTCAAATTTTACTCAATTATTTGAATCCAGTACTAAAACTTCTCAATTTGAAGTTATACATTCCGGACAAGTAGGCATTAGTAGTGATGCAAAAGTTACATTGTCCATTAATGACAATATCCCACAAAAACTTTATTACAAATTAGATCCAATAAATCTAGCACTATCACCTACAGAAAAAAATAGTATCATTGTAGATGATCTTGTGGATTCAAAT